GCACTATCTAACAGCTGCTGTGTGGTAGTTCTAAAGAAGTTAAAGTAGTTGTCTGCTTCGCTGAAGATAACAGATGTATCAGTAACAAACCCTAAACGGTTCTTAAAGAAGAAGACGTCGTTGATAGTCTTGTCTACAAAAGATGGAAATGGATTGGTAAAGTCGTCACCCGCTTGCCTATTGCCCCAACCTATTTCACCCGGAACCTCTATCTCTTCATCCTCTTGTGGCGTTTTTAAAGTGAAACTAACTATCTTGCCTTGATCGTCGTATGAATCAACAACAAGAACGATAGGCATAGTAGTCGCGTCTAAATGTGTTCGTATACCTTGAACTACGGCAGTCTCGCTTTCGTCTTGTTGCCATCCTACGGTCTCCACCCAACTACCTTGACCAAATTTACTTTTATTATCCGTAGTAAATCTTACGTAATAATCGTCTTGGTCTATATCGGCATCTCCTTTTACCTTAACAACAAAGTTATTGTAACATTCTTTAGGTAGGTCTGTAATACTAGATACTTCTTTATAAACAGCTTGCAAGCCTTGATTACTTAAACCGTCAGATGTGCGTACGTCAAAATCTGCGCCCCTATCATATACAGTACCACTTGCCCACGCTGTAGCACCTGATGTAACTGTGGTTGATTCCCAATACGTTTCCCACGCTTGGCCTACACCGGGTTCAGCATCTGCGTTAGCTGTGTGTTCTTCTTTAAGTAAATAATAATTACCATCGTTTGATACAAGTTGTGTTTTCAACAATCGTATTACGCTGCCGTCTCTCTCCACTATTAAAGGTTCAAAAGCACCCACTGTAACCGTTAAGCCTGTGGGAATTGTGGCCGTGTAACCGGGTCTTTGAGTATCTACGTGCCAACCATAGTATTCTGCTTTCTGTACAAATTCAACAGACACGGGATGAGTAGTCGTATCAGTGTCATAGTTAGAACCAGTATTAGTAAATACAAAGTCAGTTATCACTCCTCCCGATACATTACAAAAACCTTTAGCTGATTTGTTAACAAACGTGCTACTAGGGTCAGATGGATCAGGTGAGTCTTGTCTAACATAAAACTCTAACTTTTTGAGATACGCTGGACGATGATTCCACCGATTAAGATTCTGTAACCATCCGCTTCCTCCTAATGTAAAACTAATCCCTGTAATCCCTGTCCGTGCCGTCGCGTATTCTGCTGATATTTCAAGAGCTAGGTCTTTAGCTATCCGTTCCGTGTCTGCATTAATTGCATCACTACTTGCACCACTTTTATAAGTAGCTACATCAGGACTCGGATTACCAGAGCTACCGTGTATAGTGCTAAAAGGTATTAAACTATCATTTATGTATACACTATATAACTTCTCATAGTCACCTAGCTTAACTACAATAAGAGCTTCTTTATCGGGTACGTTGCTATAATCATTTGTATCCTTTTGTACAGTCTTCCTCTTATTAACAAGAAACGTATAGTCGGCTACAGTCAACGCTCTCAGATCGTTCAACGGATCAGTAACAGAAGTACCAAGACTGAGATAACTGTTAGCAATAGACGTAACAGTGACAGGTATAGATGTACCTAAAGACACGTCGTAAGCACTGACACCAGCAGGAATACCTAACGATACATTACCTAACGATACGACTATAGCGTACTGGTTCGTTTGGTCGCGTTTAACAAAGTGTGTGAATATATTAGCCGTACCGTCTGTGTCTATATTCTTTACATAGTTGGTATTAGGACGCTTCTTCAGTCCCTCAACAACGGTAGCCCAAGCATTGATCTGTTCGTCGCACTGACCGGGATAACGCAGATTGTCAGGCTGCTGCGATACACCTTGGGCTAAGTTAGGTACGCTATTTACTAACAGAGGCATTATCTGTCAAGCACACGCATTACGCTGTAGTTATCAAAGATAGTACGGTCTGCATTCTCGGAGTCACTATCAATAGCTCTTGCTTTTGCTTCCACTTCGTCCCGTAGTGCAAATCCTTCGATCTCACGACTACCAAGAAAACGATTACTGAATATACGAGCAGCTTTAATAGTGATGTAGTTTCTAAATTGTTCAGGTATCTCTGTAAAGTCTAACTGAAAAGTAACAGAGGCTTTTACCTCTTTTGTCCAGACGTCTGTGTGGTTCTTCCTGTCGTATAAAGTATTACCACGTTGTACAGGATCGACGTCTGTATATATCTGTGGGTCTAAGTCTATGGTTAACACGTTGCTAGGTAAAGTAATCTTACTATTGGTAGCGTCGGGAGTGAATGGATATTCGTGCTCCGTGTTAAAGTGCCAACCTTCTGATTGTATAGCTCTACTCGTTTCGTCTAACACATTCTCTGCTTGTACCACGGTGATCGGGACAGCGGTGCCTCCTAACGTGTTAACGGGTGCTTCGCCAATAACGGCAATCATTGTGTTTACCGCTTCGAGTTTAGTTGTAAGAGCCATTGTAATAAAGGTTTCGGTAGAAGGGAGCGGAACGAATCACAGACCTCCCAACACCGAGAGAGTGGTTACTTCTGAAGTTCGATAGCACACTCAGGACGGAGAACTCCGTGTCCCATAGCATACTTCGCAACGAAAAGCGTACCTTGACGTTCGATTTGGTACTCAGATTCAGTAGCCAAGTCGAGCAGTTTAACTGTTCCAACAGCAGCGGAATGAGAAACAAGACCAATCGTGTTGGTAAAGTTACCATTGTATCCTACACCGTTACCACCGAACACATCGTTAGCAGCTTCTCCGTCACCTGTAGAAACAGCAGACAAGTCAGTTGATGGGATGTGGTTGGATTTGTAGAGGGTGATACCTGCAATCTGTGGGATTGATCCAGAAGCGATGCTTCCTAAACCTCCGACGTCTTTATTGACAGCAGAAGTAGAGATAGCAAGGGTTCCTGCACCACCAGTGATTAACTTGTAGTACTCTTGAGGACGAAGAACTGCGAAACGACCGTCACTAGGAACATCGTTTTCGTCGAGCTTCTGAGCTGCGGTAAAGAGAGCAGCTGTTAATTCAGCACCTGTAGGATCACTGTTGTCTGAGTCGTCGCTAGAGTCACTTACGTCACCCATTGCATTAGCAGAAACATCAAGGATACCACCAGTCTTACCACCTGTTACGGCAGCAGCAGAACGAGCAGCAGCGATGAATACTTTAGCGAGAGCAGTATCGAAACGAACAGCAAGAGCCTTACCCAACTCGTTAGCATATACTGAACGAATGTCGTAGTGGTTCTTTACGTCGTCGATGTTTGACAAGAAAGTAGAAGCCAAAAGCATTTTATCGATAGTGATGACTTTCTCAGCTTTCTTGATGTCGCTAAGGTAGCTGTTTCCAGCGTCAGCGATGTTTTCACCGGGTGTGTGGTAAGCAGCAGAAGCTACGCCTGTAACAGGGAACTGAGCTGATTTACCGTTTTCGATTGTGCGAACAGTGTGAAGGGCTTTAAAGATGTTTGACTCTTCGAAGGTTTGCAGAATTTCTCCGCTAAACTTTTTAAGAAACAACGCATCTGTATCACCAGCACTATTAATCTGTCCTACACGTGAGGGGGATGTATCTCCATTAGCCATGATATATTTTCTCCTTTATGTTGTAGTTATTTATAGTTGTAGTTATTAGTTGGTTGACTTTCACTTCGTTCGTTCGCACAGGATTGTCCTCCGCAGAGGGTCGAGGGACTAGTAGTCGCTAGTTGTCTAATTAAATATGTTACCAATTACTATAAGACCAACAAATGCACCAATTGTCAACACTAGGACTTTCTGACGCTGTGGTAGATCGTTATAGATTCTAATTAGTCGTTCTATTTGATATTTCATCTTTTGCTTTCTTGTGTACGTATCTCGTATATATGATTGGTATGACATTCCACAAGACTACACCTATCAGGCACAGCTTTAGCAAGCCATAAAATTCAGTAAGCATACTGTCAAAAAACCCGTTATCCATTGACGCATCTAGTTGATTATTAACGAGTTGCTTAATATCTCCTTCACTTAACGCTTTGACTTGCTCCGTTAAATGTTTGTTTTCTTCCATGTATTTGGCTGTTTCTCCCACACCCCAACCAAGTGCTGCACCTCCCGCAGCTGGCCCCGGCCCTCCTAGACTACCTACAGCTGCTCCACCCGTAGCTCCGAGAGCCGGATAAAAGGATGCCTTGGAACAACCTGTAAAACTCCCTGAAACCGATAAAAGGAAGAAAACCAAAACAAGTCGTCCAAGGCATCTGTTCACCTAATTACTTATGAATGAAAGTTATATAT